ACGCCTGTAAATATAACTGAAAATACTGTTGAATATGAAAAAATGAAATATCTCCGTGAAGCTATCTATTCTTACTTTGGTTTAAATGAAGATATTATTAGTTCTAAATTTACTTCTGCAACTTGGCAGAGTTTTTATGAATCCGTATTAGAACCTTTAGCAGTTCAAATTTCAGAAGAATTTACTAATAAAATCTTTACTGACAGCGAAAAAAGAAGAGGTCATCATATTCAAATTTCTGTTAATCGTTTGGAATACGAATCTTTCGATTCTAAAATTAACATGGCACAACAATTGCTCGCAGCTGGAGTTTTAACGATAAATGAAGTGAGAAATGTTTTCGGTTTCGAATCAATTCCAGACGGTGACGAAAGACAGATTTCATTAAATTATGTAAATTCCCAAGACCAAACAGAATATCAATTAGGAGTATCTAAAGATAATTCTACAGAAAATAAATCTACTGATAAATCTATAGAAAATTCTACAGAAAAAAGCGAGGTGAAAAATGATGAATAAACAAATAGAATTTCGTTCTATCGCTGAATTACATATTCAAGATGAGACTGAAACGGAAAAAGGAAAAATTATAGAAGGTAAAGCTATTGTTTATAATTCTCCAACCGTTTTATATACAGATAGATTCGGTAATGAATATCGTGAAATTATTTCTTCTGAAGCTTTAAATAATGTGGATTTATCTGATGTTCCATTGAAATATAATCATGCACAAGAAAAAGCTATGATATTAGCAAGAGCAAGACAAAAAACTTTAATATTAGATAATCGACAAGATGGATTGTATTTCAAGGCTGAATTACGTACAAATCTTGGTGCTGATATTTATGATTCTATAAAAGCTGGAGATATAGTTGGATGTTCTTTCGGATTTATTATCGATGAAGATGAATTTGATAACGATACAAATACACGTATAGTGAAAAAGATTTATAAACTCACTGATATTTCTGTCGTGGATGAACCAGCTTATAAACAAACATTTGTAGAAGCTCGTTCTACAGATTATTTTAAAGAAATCGAAAATAAATTAGTAGAACAATATAATAAATATGAAAGAGATAAATTAGCATTGTTGTGTCTTTTATAAGATTATATATAAAAAACTTGTTAAAAACAATTCTATAATTAGATAAATATTTTATGCGTGAATTATTAGCTGGATAGTTAATATACATTTACTGGATAGTAAAATAAAATATGAGGTATTTTCAAATGGATGATAAAAAATTAAACGAAATAAAAACTCGCAAAGAAGAAATTAGAAAACTTCTTGAAAGCGATAATAAAGATTTAAATTTAGAGGAATTACGTTCTGAAATTGAAACTTTAAATAAAGAAGAAAAAGAAATTGAAGAACGTAAATCCATTGCTGAACAAATTAATGATAATAAAATCGAATCTAAAAAAATTGAAGAAACTCGTAAGGAGGATAAAAAGATGGAAAATAAATTAGAGTCCATTGAATATAGAAATGCGTTTCGTCAGTTCATTATGACTGGTGAAATGCCTGAGGAATTCCGTGCCGTTTCCATGGTAGCGAATAACCAGGCAATCGTTCCGCAGGTCGTACTTGACAGAATTATTGAGAAGATTGAAAATTATGGAAATATCATTCCTGAAGTTACAAAAACGACTTATCCAGCAGGTTTTCAAGTAGCAGTAAGTCAATTAGCCGGCGCGGCCAATTGGGTAAATGAAGCTACGTTGGCCACAAATGGCGTGGCAATTGATGCTAAAACTACTACTCCGTTAACCTTTAACGCCTATGGTTTGGCCAAAGCGATTGGTTTAAGTTTCTTTACCCAAGTTGAAACACTTCCGGCTTTTGAAGCGAAAGTGGCCGAAAATGTAGGCACTGCGATGGCAATGGCAATTGAAAATGCTATTGTAGTAGGTGATGGCAGTTCGAAACCTACCGGAATTTTTGCGGATGCTGCAACGACTACGAATGTTGTAAATCTCGCAGCCAGCCTTAAATATAAGGATTTAATTAATGTCATTAAAGGTATGCCGGCAGCTTATAGAGCCAATTCTGTACTTCTGATGAATGAAGACACCTTCTTTGAACTTTATGGAATCACGGATACCGCTGGGCAGGCCGTTTGCCGTGTGAATGTTGGTATTGATAATAAACCAATGTATAATATTCTTGGAACTCGTGTTCTTGTTACTGACTTCGCTCCTTCTTTTGCAAGTGCTGCAACGGGTGATATTGTCGCTGTAGGTGTTAAACTCAGTGATTATATCTTAAATGTTTCCCATGCTCCGGATTTAGTAAGATATAAAGAACCTGCAACCCGGAATTTAATTGTACAATCAGTAGCACTTCTGGATGGAAAACTTGCAGATAAGAATTCTTTACTGGCTATTAAAAAAGGCTAAATCTGAATATAAAAAGGGTAAGGAAAATAAAATCCTTATCTTTTTTATTTTATGTTAATTCCGCTTACTATTTATATGTTTTATATAAATGTAAGACATATTTAAATAGAGGTGAGCATATGAAATATATAAAATTAACACAAGGTAAATATGCTATTGTTTCTGATGAAGATTTTGAATGGTTAAATCAATCTTCTTGGCATTTTATTAAAGATGGATACGCTGCTAAATATCCATCTTTAAAAATGCAAAATGAAATATGGGAACATCATTTTGGCCCAATTCCTGAAGGAAAAATTGTAGACCATATTGACAACAATGGTTTACATAATGAAATTTCGAATCTTCGACTTGCAACTCCTAAACAAAATTGTCAAAATAGAAGTATTTCAAGCTTGAATACTTCCGGATACAAAGGCGTGTCTTATCATAAAAAGATTGGTAGACATTGCAATCCACCTTGGGAAAAAGAGTATTGGTTAGCTAGTATTCGTACAGACGAAATTGCATATACTAAACATTTTCCATTTTCAGGTGAAGGATTAATTCAAGCCGCCTTATGGTATGATGATAAAGCAACAGAATTGTGGAGAGAATATGCTTGGTTAAATTTTCCTGACGAAGAAACTCGTCCTGAAAAGAAAACTATAGCAGAAATTGATAATCTAAAACCTAAAGGTGAATCAGGTTTTTTTGGAGTAACAAAAAGTCAACGAAAAGGAAAAAATTCTGAATGGCTAGTACGAGTAACAAAAGATAAAAAGACTTATACTAAATCTTACTCAGCTACAGAAGATAATTTATTATTAGCTGCTTGCTATTACGATTTAAAAGCAAAACAACTTTATGGGAAAGATGTAAAACATCTTAATTTTCCATTAGGAATCCCTTTACAAGTAACATTAGAAGAATTAGAAGAAATACCTAGACCAAAATCTGGATATTTCGGAGTAACAAAAGTTAAGAACGGAGGATGTAAACCTGTATGGCTAGTGAGAGTTACGCCAAAAGGGAAAAAATCATATTCTAAAACTTTTCCATTTACGGAAGAAGGACTTTTAGAAGCAGCTCATCATTATGATAAAAAAGCTAAAGAATTATTAGGTAAGAAAGCTAAAAGATTAAACTTTCCTGATGATAAATAATCATATTTAATAAAAAGGATAGAGACTAATTAGTTATTTATATCTAATTTTCCCTATTCTTTTTATTTTATTATTAGAAGATAAAATACTTTTGCAAAAATATTTTAATACGAAACGAAAAACGAGGTGAAATACATGCCTAATGAAAATGATATTGAAAACACTAATTCAAATGTTGAAACAAATACTAATTCAGATAACGAACAACCAACTTCTGATGCAACTGATGCTACAAGCAGCGATAATTCTTCTGATAATACTAATACTAACGACACAATAGAAACAAATCCTGAATTAGATGATTTTAAAAAATATGCAAAGATTGATTATGATGATGATGATTCTTTAATTCAAATTTTCCTCGTCGCTGCAAAGGATTATATTCAAAAAGCGACAGGGCAAATTTATGATGATACCAAAGAATTACATCACTTATTAAAAAATCTTTTAGCTTTGCATTTTTACGAAAATAGACAATCTGTAAATGCTTCGAGTATAAACGAGATACCTTTCACGATTCAGAATTTATTAACATTTATCCAATCAACTTCTGATTCCACTTATGAACTCCAAGAAAAAGAGGTTGTTCCGACGGATGTTATTCAAGAAGTTGTCGCGGACCCAGAATATTTCGGTTTATCAAAAGTTACAGTACAAGCTGTTAATTTACAAAATCTTACGATTTCTCAAAATGGTGAATATGAAGCTGGAGAAGAATATTCAGGTTTAGGGAAGATTATTGTAAACGTATTGCCTAAATTAGAAGATAAATTTATTACTGAAAACGGTATTTATTATCCACCAGAAGGGAAAGATGGATATAGAAATATTTCTGTAAATGTTCAAGCTTCACCGACATTAATTGATAAAACATTTACTGAAAATGGGACTTATACGCCTGAAACGAATACTGATGGATATAGAAATGTTACTGTAAATGTAGAACAACCAGCGGAACCAGTTTTAGAAAATCTTACTGTAAAATCTACGAATACAGAACAAATTATTCAACCTTCAACAGGAGTTGACGGGTTCGATAAAGTCGTTGTACAAAAAATTAATTTACAAGATAAATCTGTTAATCCTTCAACTAGTTCGCAAACAATACAAGCAGATTCTGCATATGACGGATTAAATCAAGTAAATATTTCTGCTATTCAGACTGAGCAAAAGACTGTTAAATCTAATCAAAATCCACAAGTAATTTATCCAACAAGTGGTAAATTTATTAATCAGATTACTGTTGAAGCGAATACATTGCAAAGTAAAGCTGTAACTCCAACGACAAGTGCACAAACAGTCCAAGCAGATAGTAGTTATTATGGATTAGACCACGTAAATATTTCGGCTATTCAGACTGAAAATAAAACTGTAAAATCAACGGATATAAGTCAAGTAATTTATCCAACTAGTGGAAAATTTATTAATCAAATCACAGTTTCCCCAATTGACTTAGAATCAAAAATAGTAAAATCTACAGAAACTCAACAAACCATTAATCCAACAACTGGAAAAGACGGAATTAATCAAATTACAGTTTCGCCAATTATTGCTGAAGATATTACGACAAAATCAACAACAACTCAGCAAATAATAAATCCATCAACAGGAAAAGATTATATAAAATCTGTGACTGTAGAACCAATGGAATTAGAAACGAAAACAGTAAAATCAACGACTACTCAGCAAACTATTCAGCCGACAGCTGGAAAAGATGGAATAAGTGAAATTATTGTTGAAGCATTAGAATTAGAAACGAAAACAATAACACAAAATGGTACATATACGCCAACTACTGGAAAAGATGGATTTAGTGAAGTTACTGTAAATGTTTCTGGAGAAGAAGAACCTGATTTATTGTATACGTATCGAAATAAATCAGTCATTACAGCAGAAGATTTAGCTGGATTCACAGAAATACCTGACAGAATGTTTTATAGTGATTCGAATCTTATTTCTATTGATATTCCAGAAGGTGTAAAGTCTATTGGTGAATATGCATTTTCTGGATGCTCAAGATTATGCCATGTGGAATTACCTAGTACATTAAGAAGTATTAAAGGCGGTGCATTTTCAAATTGTAGTAGTTTATATGAACTTCACATTCCAGACAGTTGTGCTTTAAATGGTTATCAGTGTATAGTAGGAACAAAAATTAAGAAAATAGATTTATATTATGGATACGGTGGGGCATATAATGAAGGTTCTTTATCGGGTGCTTCAAATATAGAATCTGTATTTATAAAATCAGATTTTGTTAATTTTTCTTACCAATTTCCAATTAATTCATTTTATGAATTGGATTTTAGCGGAGCTACAAATTTGACAACAATCTCAAATAAATTATTCTCTAATGGGAATGCTAACATTCTATCAATTTACCTTCCAGACTCTGTAACTACATTAGTTGGGCAAGTATTTTATGGTTGTTCAGGAATAGAAGAATTTAGTCTTCCTTCAGGAATTACAACTTTTAGTGGTTCTAATCCGTTTTATGGATGTTCAAATTTAGAAAAGATTTATGTTCGAGGAAATTCTTCTTGTAGTACAGCAAATACATTAAGTGGATTAACTCCAAGCGATTACAATAATGCTGAAATTATATATACAGTATCTGAATAAGGAGGTGGAGATTAGATGTCAAATACTTTATTAAAAAACAAAACAATAACTCAAGAAGTTTTGAATGGCCTTGGAGAATTTATTTGGCCATATCAGTTTTATAAATTTAGCTTAGAAACAGGAACAACAAATTTAACACTTCCAGCTGGACTGAAATATATTCTTGACTATGGCATATCAAATATTAGTGGGCTTACAGGAACATTAACTTGTAATTCTGAATTAAAAGTGTTACAGTCAGTGAACGAAGGTCCTTTGTCTCTTTCACTAAATAATGGACTAGAATATATTGGTATGAATGTTTTAGATAGTGTTCGCGGAGAATGTTCTATTCCTGATTCTGTTGTTTACATGGAAACAGAAGCTGCAAGAAATAACACAAGGCTAACTTCTATAAGATTATCTAATTCATTAACAACTTTATATAATTTTACTTTTAGTGGTTGTACTGCATTAACTACTGTTACAAATACAAATTCTATAAAAGATTTAAAAGTCAGTGTATTTGAAGGTTGTACTGGTTTAACATCTATTGAATTTTTGAATTGTATAGTCATCGGTGGCTCTGCATTTAAGAATTGTAACCATCTTACAACTGTTAATTTTCCAGAGGTAAGGGCGATAGGAACTGATGCTTTTAGCGGATGCACAGGACTTACAAGTTTATCATTTCCAAAAGCAATAACCCTTAATCAAAATTGCTTTTGGAATTGTTCAAATATTACAAGTGTTTCACTTCCAAAGGTAAAAACAGTATATGCACGTGTATTTTATAATTGTACTGGACTTACAAACGTTGAATTACCAAAAGCCACCAGTGTTTTACAATATGCATTTGCTAATTGTACTAATATCACAAGCTTATCGCTTCCAAGTATAATTTCTTTGCCAGCAAATGCTTTAAATACAATGTCTGGACTTACAACTTTAACTTTAGGTCCTGATTGTACGATGACAGCTACTTCTTTTACAGGTTGTACTTCTCTCGCTACAATTAATATTATGGGCGATTCTACTTGTTTAACTGCTACAAAATTAGCTGCTCTATCTCCGAGTGCTTATAACAACGCTACAATAGTATATAATTATACATCACCAACAGATTAATTCATATAAAATAAAAAGAAAGAGATGAATAACTATTTATCTCTTTTTTTTATATAAAGACTTATTCTAAAGATGAAAATATTTATTGCAATATATATTTTTTATACAATGAGGTGGAAAGAATGAGATATAATTTAACTAATGAATTTACACAGATAAATGAGTCTTCTGCTGTATTCTATAATTTTGGTCAAACTCCTATTGAAATTTCTTCTTCTCAACAAAATAATTCAGGATTTATTTTGTTAAGCGGTCAAAAACAACAAATAAAATCTGATTCTGATATTTATGCGAGAAGTTTAGAAGCTACCGGCAAACTAAATGTGGTTACTTTATTATAAGGGGGAATAAACAATGCTTTATATATTAAATAATTCATATATCCCTCTGGAAGAAACTTCTGGTACAATAATGAATACTGGTTCAACTGTTATCGAAATAAATACAACGACAAATCAAAATGAAGGTGTATTAATTATTCCAGGTGAATATCAATGTTTTACTAAATCGCCCGTTTATGTTCGTTCTGTTGAATCTTATGGAAAAATTACTGTAAATGATTTTATTGAAGATGAATCATCGGCAGAAATGACATTAGAAGATATCATCGTTAAATCTTCTGGTACAGAGCAAACAATAACTCCATCAACCGGTTATGATGCTATTTCTCAAGTTACTGTTGAACCATTAGTACTGGAAGATGTTACAGTTTCAACTTTACAATCAACGAATAGAACAATTACAGCTTCAGCCGGAAATGATGCATTAAATTCTGTCGTTTTAGATACAGAAGCATATAATTTTCTATTAACATTAACTTTATAAGAAGGTGAAATTATGATTATACATGGCACCGCTTATAATAAAATGTCAGTAGATGAACTTCGAGAAAAAATAAAAATTGTTTATTATGAAGAAACAATAGATAATGAAGGGAATATTATAAAATCAAAAGAACCGACTTTAAGATGGGAAGGCTTTGCTAAAGTTTATCCCATTAAATCTACGATTACAACGAATCAAAATGAAATTGTAAATCAAGTTGATTATCGAATAACGATTCGTTATAGAACAGATATTCAATTTACTGATACGATAATTTATCGAAATAAAAAATTAGAAATGTTAAACGTACCGTTTGACCTGGATAATGATAAAAGATGGCTACAAATGGATTGCAAAGAGTTGTATGAAAAATGAAGAATGAAAGATTAAATAAACAATTATTTCAACAGCTTTCAGAAAAAATTATTAGTGATGTTAAAAAAGAACTTGAAAGAGGCGCGAATAAGATTGTCACGGATGCAAAAGCAAATTGTCCTGTAAAAACTGGTAATTTAAGAGATTCTATTCATGCTGAACCGAAAAATGACGGATTGAGATATAATATTGTGGCGGACGCCAAATCCACATCCGGCGCATATTACGGAAGAATAGTTGAATTTTCACCAAAGATAAACAAACCCTATCTATATCCAGCCATGGATGCCAATAAAAAACCAATACTTGATAGTATTGCGAAAGTAATAGAGAAAGCTTGTGAGAAGGAAAAGAAGTGAGGTGATAATAATGAATTTAATGGAACAGTTACAATCTCAAAATAACAATATATTTGCCGTCGTAATGCAAGCGTTAAAGGATAATACAGAATTATGTGATTTATTAGCTGAAGGAAGTAAATCAATATACCATCTACAATCTCCAGATGCTGGAAGTTATCCTATTTTAGTTGTAAGTATTCCCAGTGATGTTCCTGAATGTGAATCTGATAATACTGAAACATTACATAGAGTTACTATTAGGATTCATATATTAACTGAAAATGGAGCATTTACAGATATTTATAATAAAGTAAATGAAATAATGACTGGCTTAAGATTTAACAGAAAATATGCAATAGAATTTGTCGAAGACGGTCTATTTATAAAATATGTTGATTATACCCAGATTTTAGATGTGAAATCTATATAGATTTATTTTGAGTGATTCTTTATTTTAATTATGAAAGCTTATTTAAAGTGAACAAATAAATCTTATATTATTAGTATCGTATTCAAAAAGTGAACAAATATTTAAAATCGTTAAAAACGAGGAGGAATAAAAATATGCCTATTACGAATAATACTGGTACACATGCAATCGGTCTTTCAAATTTGCATTTTGCAAAGATTACAAAAGATGATAGTTCTGGCGTAACTTATGATGAAGTTATTTCTGTACCTGAAATCATCAGCGTGAATATTGAACCTCAAACAAATGAGACTTCTTTATATGCAGATAATATGTCTGTTGATGTTGCTTCCACCACGCCTGAATATAATATTTCTATAGAACTCGCAGGTTTATCTTTGGAAGTACGTGCTTTCCTGTTGGGCCACACCTACACAGACGGAAAGATTGTTGTAAATAGTGAAGACACGGCTCCTTTCGTTGGAATGGCTTTTGAATCTCTTACATCCAAAGGCACGAAACGCTATAGCAAATTCCTGAAAGTAAAATTCACTCAGCCAAATGAAAATCCGCAGACCAAAGGCGAAAATGTGGAATTCCAGACTGCAACAATTGAAGGAAAAGCTATTTTCCGTACTTATGATAGCAAGAGTTATGAAGCAGCTGACGAGTCTGAAGGCTTTACTGGTGGATCTACCTGGTATGAATTCCCAGCTTTACCATAAATAATATCTTTATAAATAATTAACTTAAAAAAAT